GCACTCTACGAGCGGCATAAGCTCATCACCTATCCCAGAACCGATTCGACGCACCTCAGCTCGGACATGGTGCCGGGCCTCAAGGGGACCATCGCGGCGCTAAGGGTTGCGCCTTACACCCCATTTTGTTGAGAAACACGATAATTAAGGGGGGGGAGATGCGATAATTAGGTGGGACTACGTGAGATGAAGCGGGGCTAGGCGGGACAGGCGTCAGCTCTGGACCCGCCGGGAAACGGAGATCAGGGGGTGGCCAGGCGCTGAATGTGAGCCTCCAAAATGTGGCGCAGCTCCGCGGCGTCACTCTCCGAGATGCCCAGATAGGGGCGCGCTGGAATCGAAATCGTGTAATCCGGCAGCGTCACCCACTTCGCAAAGTTCGACTGACGTCGCTTTTTGAACCCCGGCAGCAGGTTTCCGGTCTTCTTGTGAACCTTGAAATAGGCCAGCTGACTTCGTCCGTACTGCTGGACCTCCCCGCCGAACTGATGCATCGCTCCATACACCACATTGTTTCCGACTGCGACCTCCTGGTCTGTGGCTGCATAAACGTTTCGTGAACGGAGGTTGCTGCTTTCTGTCAGTATCTTCTTGATTCGCTTGTACCGCCACGTTTTGGGCGCCAGGTCCTGCCACGGCTCCCCGGTGGGCGACTCCTGAGCGTCAAAACGATCCTGAATAGAGCCAATGAGATACTCGCCCATGTCTTCGAATACAGGCTTAAACTTCTGGCCATGCTCCTGCAGGCGGCTCAGAACCTGTACAAGAACGGACAGGCCCTCGTCCTTATACTCAATCGTGATCGACGCGCTCATTCTATGCTCCGCCCAAACAGTAGCCATCCTGCCCGCAGCCGCTGCAGTTCAGCCAGATCAGCAGGCTGCAGACTCCAACCTTCAAGCTGACCTTCCTTCGCAGTTGCCACCAGCAGCAACGCCTGGCTGTTACCCTTTGGCCCTACCACCTTCAAATACCGGTAACGCAGGGCCACTTGCGCCGTGGTTTTATTGCGCTCAAAGGCCAGCCAGACCTCAAAGGGCGACTCCAACAACTCAGGCAAATAGGGCAAAAACCGGGCTTCAGCAGTGGACACATGGCCGGCCAATACCTGGGCATTTACGCGCACGCCGGTGGTACCGTACTTTGTGGCCAGCTTGAAAAGCCGCTCATCACCGCCCAACAGTGTGTTGAGACTGGTAGCGATTGCCGACGTACTCGCTTGGGCTTTGGCTGGCCGGGTGGAGGACTGATCCACCGCAATACGTTCAGGGCGGTTGGCACTTTCCCAGTCACCTGGGGTCAGGAGCTCCCAATCACCGCTTGTTTTTGCCCAGTCGTCCATGATCTTGGCGGCCACAGGACGGCCCTGATTGGCCTCGCCTACGTTGTATGCCCAGCCTGGATCAATCCCATCCGTGTTGTCGGGCTGGGTGGGTGCCCTGTCAACCGACATCCCTAGCCGTGCCAGCTCGTCTTGGCGACGGCTGCGCACCCTGCACTTGCAACCCCACCCGTTTGGCGGGAAATGCGTGCTCCACCACTCATCCGTAGCAGGCAAAACCAGACCCGACCAGGCCAGATGCTCAGGCCGAGGATTCACGCTGTCGCCATGGACGTATTCCCAAAAGGGGCGCAGCTCCAGCATTTCAGGCGTGGTCATCTGCTGGTAACGTCCGGCCTGATAGGCAGTTCGGATGTTGGTGCTCAGCATCACATCTGTGCGCCAGTTGCGCTCGCCCTTGTAGCTCCAACCATGCTTGGCGACTACAGAGTCAAACTGGCGACGGAACGTCTCCAGCGTCGTACCCTCGGCAATCGCCTGATCAATGGAAGCACGCAGGTCAGCAAGCAGCTCGTCACGCGTGGCCCCCGCCACGGTGAACGCCCGGGCGTGCTCGCCCTCCCACAGGTCATCCCAGCGTCGGGTCGGCAGATCCACCTTTTGCCGGAAAAAGCTGATAGCAGGCTGAAATGGCAGGCTGGTGGGGCTGGCTTCATTCCCCATCCAACACCTCGCTCTGGCCAATAATGGAACCCAGCACCAGGGCTCTACCCACCAGCTGGTTAAGCTGCGAGGTTGGCATGTTTGGGTACACCTCCAACAATCGCTCGGAGAACTCCCTCAACGTTTTGACCTCACCCAGCAGTCGGCGAATGGGTTTGAGCATTTCCTCCATTGCACCGGTGGCCAGCTCGCCTGATTTGTCCACAACGTCGTCGATGGGTTGGTTGGCGGATTCCGCAAATGAAACCGGAGCTTTGGGCAGCGGCGCCTGCCAGTGCGTTCCATAGGTAAGCTGGATGTAGTTGAGGGTGGGGGTGAAGCCCATTTTGCTCAGCCGCTCGTCAATGCCAAGCTGCTTCTCCATTTGACTCAACTCAGGAAACGCCCGCCAGGTCTCAGGGTACGGCGCACCTGGCATGTTGAGGTCAACGATCCACTGCACCAGGGTGCGATTCAAGGTGCTGTGCAGCCGGTCTGCATCCGCCTTGGCTACCTCCAACCGCACCTCGTTATGCGTCTTGGTGGCGGCCAGGGAAGCGCCAGTGCCGTTGTTGGTGGTGAGAGTCTGGCACAAAACGGCCTCAGACATCTGCTCATCCATGTACCGGCACAACATCTCGTAGGTGTTAATGGTGCCCGACCGCATGGTTTCCAGCAGCTTGATGTCCATGCCTTCTGGAATGATTACACCAGCTTCCTGAGCGATGGCCTGCAGAGCCGCCAGCAGCTTCTTTTGTTCTGTGGGTCCAGCACCGATGGGGTATTTTCCGACAGCTGTGGGCGAGCCAAACTTATCGCAGAATGACAACCAAAACGTGATTCCTTTGCGTTTAAAAAACGTGGGCCAAAACAGGCTGTTTCCCAGCCCCAATCCATAGGGGTTGTCTTCGGTCACGCCAAATCGGTGCACAATGAACTTGTGCGGCGGGACTGGAACTCCCTCATAAGGCGCTTCAGGGGTGAGTAATCGCAGCTCTCGCTGCGGTCCAAACACAAAGCGGACCTGGTGTTTGGGAAGCAGCTCCTTTACTCGGATCTGATTGTCCTTCACCTCCCACATTACCTCCAGCACAGCAAAACCCTTAAGGTTGGCCTCCAACAGGGATTCGCTGGCCTCATCGAGGCCCGCCGTTCGAAGCTGCTGGCGCACCAGCTCCGCGGCGGCCAGCGCCGATGCCTCCTGCCCACTGGGCTCAACTGTCCACTCTCGACCAATCACCGCAAGCTTGCGAATCTGCAGGACTGCCCCAGCGTGGGTGTCTCGTTTGATGTCGTCGTAAGCGCGCAGGCCTCGCCCACCACCTCGCGACAGCAGTGTCTCATCGTAGTTCTGCAGCACGGTGCCCCCATACTGCAGCCGACTGGTGTCTCGAGCAATGGATGCGATCTCTATGGTCAGCTCAGGTGAGGAATCGGCCATTGTCAATCTCCCAGAAAGTCGTCAAGGCCAGCCGTCATGCGCTGCTCGCCAGTGGTTTGAAACTCAAGCGGGGTGACGACCGCCCTACTGGCGGCATAGGCCAACGCCACAGCAACAGCTCCGTCACCGTGACGATCCAGGCCATCGGATCCCTTGTTGCGCTTGTCCCCCACCTTCGGGATGCCCCTTTCCACCACAATAGAGCGGAGATCATCGAGCAGATCCGCGTCCAGTGGCAGTAGCAGTGTCCGGTCCTCCAGAGCAGCTCGCATGCGCGGCATATGCTCCCCATACCAAGACTGACTCAGCATCACCTGCTGAATACGCGAGCCATACCGCTGGGCTGCTACTTCAGCCAGATACTGGCCGTTGCCACGGGCATCCATACAACCAGCGCTGAAGCGGGGAAGGCCATCGACCAGACGGAAAAAGATCTGCTCCTGCTGAACGAACGGCACATTTCGTAGCTCGATCACAAAGGGAGCGCGTCGTTGCAGGTTTGTCTGTTCCAGCAGTGGCACCAGATAGGTGAGGTCGCCCGAGCGCCCGAAGTCCTCACCGACGTAGCTGCGGAGCTCGCGTGGCAGCTCGGCCAGCAGAGGATCCATGTGCAGCTGACACCAGGCCGCCACCTCTGCATGCCGTTCCTGAGCCGAACGCTGCGCGAATTCAGACGGCAGTGACAAACGCAACACCGGAGCTGGCACCATCGCAGCCTCAATAGCAGCTCGAGTCAGATAGGACCGCCCCCCACCGCGCGGAATGCAGTCTAGCTCCTCCTCAGCAGCATCCCGATAGAGGGCTCGAACCTCCTCGCGCCAATCAGCCTCACCCTGGCTGGTCCACCTCTCGCCCTTCTTTACGCAGATCCGACGATAAAGGCCTTGCTGAAGGGCCTCGTCAAACGTGGTGCGGTGAAGCGAGTAAGGCACCTTTCCCGCTCGAATGTCGCTTACCAGCTCGTTGAAGGGGTTCTCCGTTCCATCGTGGGTCGAAATCACCACCACTTTGCCGCCCCAAATGAGCAGCGCCAGAGCGGCCTTAAGCAGTTCAGACAGCTCCGGATGGAAGGCGGCTTCATCAATTACCACCAAACCCTGCTTGCCGCGTAGATTGGAGGGGCGGCTGGACAGAGCGGTCACTCGCCTGCCACTGGCAAACCGGACCCGGTAAGCCTGGATGTCTCTGTTTTCGTCCTGGAAGACAAACTGCTCGACCTCGTCGGCTGCGAGCTGGTAGGTACGCCCCCAGAAGGCACAATCGTTGATGAACTCCCGGGCCATGTCCTGATTGTATCCGACGTACCAGGAATCCATACCACGGTCGGACGCTGCCAGCAGGGCACACTCCGCCGCCTGAGCCCAGGAAATACCGATCCGGCGGCTTTTTTCATACACCCGAACAGGGGCCGCATCTCGCAGCCAGTCCTGTTGATACGGTAGGAGAAGGTGAGGTGTACTCATGCGGCGATTCCCAGGATCTGCTTGCGAATGGCTTCCGCGGCGGCCTCGCTGAGGCCCTGTTGCTTGACTGTGGCCAC